TTGCCCACTTGGTGATATTGTTGGGGGTGTTCCTCCTAAATCTAAATTTGATGGAGTTGGTAAAAAATTACCTGTTCCATCTAAATATTGTTGATAATCTCCATTAACTGTATTGAAATTATCTCCAGTTATTGAGTAATTATCATGCATTTGAGAAGCATTTGTAGCTAATGGATTGATAGATGGTGTAACACCATTATATGCAGTTAGGTTTGATCCCGGTTCTTGAAGTAAGTCTAATAGTCCCATATTGTTTGTTTTTTAATGTTTATTATAAATATTCAATGTTATGGCATTTGGCTAGAAATTTTATTATTTTCGTTATTAATACCATTAGTTAGTTCTCTTTCATTTAATTTAACAGAAGTATTAACTTGTAATGGAACTTTAACCATTGCTCCCGCAACAGCTGCTGCTATGATTGGTGCCATGATTGATGCCATTTGATTAGGATCTACATTCATTCCACCACCTTTACTTCCACCACCTGGGTTAATTCCTACTTCATTTTTACCTAATAAATCAGTTCCTACTTTAATATTACCATCAGCCCCATACATTAATTTATCTTTAGGATCTAATTGAACAGATCCAAAGTCTCCTGATAAGATTGGGGTTTTTCCTGTTGTATCAATATCAGCGTCTTTTACACTAGGTGCTTTTGTAGCGGAAGAAATCATATAACCTACTGCTCCTGCTGCTGCTATACCAGCTACTAATAAATAAGGATTTACAGCAATTTTAGCGGCTGCTATACCACTTTCTAAACTTAATATTGATATTAATTTAGGTATAGCTGCTGCTAAACTTCTCCCAAATGCAATTGTACTAGCTACTATTTGGTTAGCTATAATTATTCCAATTGCTCCCATTATCCCATATAAGACAGTACTATTACTTATCATATCTGCTAACATAGCTAATGGGACAGCTAGTATTTCACCCATTTTAGCCATAGAGTTATTAATTGATTCTTGAATTGATAAGCGTTTCATATCTGCCAATTCAACATCAGCCATTTTGGCTGCTTGTTCTTCACTTAAACCTTTAGATAATTGTTGATTATAAATCATTTTAGCCATATCTTCTCTACCCATACCTAAAGCTTTAGCTATTGCTTCTTGTTGGATACGATTACCTGAAGAAAATGAACCCATGATTTCCTGGTTGTCGGCTATTTCTTTGGTTAAACCCGCTATATCATTGTTTAATGCATATAATCTAGCTTGTTCTAAATTAATTGATTTACCAGTTAATAATTCAGCTTCTAATTCAGCAGAAATACTATCTTCAAAATTAAGTAATGATCCTGCTATTTTATCTACATCACTTAGGGTTAACCCTAATTTTTTAGCTTCAGCTGCTGTTTGTGCCATTGATACAGCATCACCTTTAAATGACATAGCCATAGCATCTGATATGTTAGATAAATCTTTAAGTACAGCTTTACCTGATATTCCAGTTTTGTTTAGTTTATTAAAATTAGATACTGTGGCTACAATTTTTTCATTGTTAGCTTTTAGTTCATTACCATTTACTTTTGCTATACGAGCTAGTTTACCTGCTTCTTCTTCACTCATTCCCATTAACTCAACCATTTCAGTAGCTTCTTTAACAGTTTCAGGGGTAAATATAACATCAGCTGCCATACCAAATTGTCGGGTTAAAGCTGTTGCTTGTTTGATGTTTTGAGCCATAGTTGTTAAACTAGTGCTCGCAGCATCCATGTAACTATAGCTATGACCTGTCTCTCTAGTAAATTCAGTTTGAGCATTATTTAAAGCAAATAAACTTTGAACCATTTTACCTAACATGAAATCTACCATGTTAGTCATAGTCAATTGTTCTTTTAAAGATATTGCTATGTTTTTGTACTTATTAGTCTGAGTGCTTAATTCTTTATTTTGTTCTTCTAAAGATTGTTTTAAATTATCATTAGCAACTTTATCAGTACCATATCTTGCTTTTAATTGTGAATATAGATTCTTTTCAGCAAATGATAATTTATTGTATGGTTTACTTTGTAATTCTTGTAATTTATTTATATCACTAATTACGTCTTGATTAAGTTTTAATTGGAACCTAGCTTCTTTAGTTTTTTGGATACCATCAGATATAGGTTTAGCTATACCTGAGAAGCCCATTTTTTCTAAAAGTTTACCTACTCCTTCTAAACCACTTCCTAATAAACCTATTTCTTTATTAACTTCTTTTTGAATTTCTATAGTTCTACTTAAAGCTTTATTAAAATTTTCTTGTTCATCTAAAGCAGCTTTAGCATCTCTTAAATTTTCTTTACTTAATTGACCACTTTTTATAGCTAATTTTAATTCTTCAAATTTTACTCTAGCTTGATTTTGGAGATTTTTTAGTTGTTTTTCAGTTAAAATAGTTTCTCCTCTTCTATAATCTACAACTTGTCTAGAAATATCAGATATGCCTCTTAAAGATTTTTTAGCACTATTTAGATATAAATTTTGTTTAGACATTTCATTGACACTGTCTTTAAAACTTTTAGATATATAATCTAAATCACTAGATGCTTCTCTAAGTTCGTATCTTAAAGCTTTAACAGCAAGTATGGCTTTATCTAAATCTTTAGGATCAAATGGGGTTAAAGGTTTTTCTCCTAATTGCCTTCTAAGATCTGCTATTTCTTTATTTAAAGCGTTTATGTCAGCCATAATGTATTATATAATATAAATATGTAAAAAGCAAAAAATACCCACTGTTTAGTGGGTATTAATATTTAGCTACTTTTTTACTATTATCTAATTTGCCTTTAAAATGTGATGGTAAATTTACTTTACCTTCTTTAATCTTTTGAGATTGAGATGCTAAATCTTCATTTTGGGATTTATTTTTTTCTTCATAAAATTCTTTTATTTTATGAAAAGTAAATTTCCGAAGCCAAATAGGCATGTTATAAACTGTCTCCCAATTATATCCTCCTTGACCATGAAAAACTATCTCATGTATTTGAGTAAATAAACTAGATCTAACTTGAGGGACTATATCAGGCGTCAGGCCAAAAAAAGTTAAGTCCAATTGGAATTGAGACTTTTTCGTCGCTTCCATCGGGAAAAAAGGTCAGATCTACGTCTGGTTGCACCTCCTTTATATACTCCCTTAATGCTCTGGAGTCACGAGCTAAGAAAATATTATCTACAAATTCTCTAATGGATTTTGTATCACGGTCACCATTTATTGATGTGATGATATACTTTAAACGAGTAGATAATTCTGCTGAAGAATTTTTATTAATTTTCTTTAATCCTTCTAATTCGGCATTAATTTTCTTCTCTTCTTTACCTGTTAATAATTTAAAGGTAATATCAATATTTGTTGCTGGAAGTGTAAATGAGAATTCATTAACTCCTTTTTTAAATAAAGTAGTATTTAAAGGTTTATCTTTAATTGAGGTTAAGTCGATATTATATTCTTCTCCTCCCCAATTAAATTTATAGTCTTTACCATATCCTAAAATACGGGCTGCTACTAAAATAGCATTTTTATCACCAATAATTAAATCTTCATAATCTATATCAGAGATAATAAGTGATTTAACTAATTCATCTAATACTATACCTTTACTAATATAGTTTTGATTAGTTAATATGTCCTCTTCTCTAGCTGTCATGTATTTCATTTCAATTTTACCGCTTGATAAAGGAGATGATTCAGGGTAAACTAGACCTTGTGAAGGTAATTCAATAATTTCTGTTGGGGTAGTGAATTTGTTTTCGCTCATAGCTTTTATTTGTTATAACTTTAATGTCGTATATAAATATATAAAGAAAAAAGAAGCTCACAAAAATTGTGAGCCTTTTTTAATATAAGTAGTAAGATTAGAAATTCAATACCGCGTAGTCAATAGCTAATGTCATTGTGAGGTTTACAGCAGTATCTGCAGTATCCCAATTATATTCACCAAAATTAGCTTCTTTAATAAATGCGCCTTTTAATACCCATTCACTTACTATGTCACCTACAGGTCCTAATACATCAATAGTTAAATCTTTTTTATAAAAGTCAGAATATCCATCTCTACCTGTTACTGATTCATGGTGTAAACGTACCCATTCTATTACCGCTTGTGCTCCGGATGGAGTGATAGGATCAAATAATGTTAATGTAACATCACCCCATACACTTTTTCCTTTTACTTTACGTAAAATATTAATGTGGTTTAAAGGTACTTCACCTTGAGTTAATGTAACAGCACTAACACCTTTAATTATATAGCTAGGGATACCATCCATATAAAGGATAAATCGGTTAGCTTGTTTTGGTTCAAATGCTGTGAAAAATATTTCGTTTGAGTCTAGTATTGCCATGTCTTTTTATTTATTATAAATATCTATATAATTAATCTTTATGCTGGGAAGGTAGCTCCTGTTGGTGTAATGTTGAAGTCTAAATAAATAAATTCAGCAGTTTTAGTAGGTTGTAAGTAAATTTGTCCTACCATTTGATTTTGATCAATCACTGTTGGTGTATTATTAGTATCATCCATTATTACTCGGAACGCATACAATCCTTGTCTTTGTTGAACACTTTCTAAGTATGGATTAACTTGAGCTAAAAAATTATTTCTTGTAGCAGCTGTGTTTTGTTCAAACACTAAGTTTTGAGCAACTTGAGATATATATGATTTAAGAGAAATTAATAAACGGCGAACATTTACTCTATCTAAAGCACTTGCTCTAGTTTGCAATGTTTTCTGACC